CAAAGAGAATGCGGTGCAAGGAAATTGCTACGGTTGCCCCGATTGCGAATCATTAATTATACCATGCCAAAAATATTGCGTTAATTGCGGACAGGCCCTTTTATGGGTGCATAAAAATGTTTGAATATCGTCAAGGATACTTTAAGGCCTTACTGGATTTAAAAAACTACACAGATAGTAATAGCGTAGATTTAAAACAGATGAAATTTAAAAAGTTTGATTTTATAGTATCTCTGATTAAGCGTTTATTAATAAGCGGTGGTGAGTTTGATTTATTTATAAAATACGGCGGAGAAGTCGAAATAATTTATAATCCCGAAACCAAACAGGTTATTAGAATTAGAGACAGATTTGATAAAGAAGGCGAGGGCATAAATGACAAATGACATAATATTTACATCGACATCAAAATGCGATAAGGGGGAGGTGATACCATATGACCGCTAAAGAATACTTACAGCAATATCACAATGCAGATCGGGAGATCAATGCAAAACTTGACCAAATACGCCGATTAAGAGAGTTGGCGACAAAAACTACTTCAATGCTTAATCCTGACAAAGTACAGACATCATCAGTTAATAAGACTGAAATTATCGTGGCAAGAATAGTTGACCTCGAAAATGAAGTAGACAAACTAATTGATGAGTGTATTAATCTAAAAAACCGTGCTTTAATTCATGGAATTATAATAAAAAATGGAGGAAATTAAATGATTGAGAGAACCAACAAATACTTAATTCTTGTTATACCGCCAAAAGGCGCACCGGAAGTTAGAGCAATAAAAACATTCGTTGAAGATATGGATTCAGTTATTGAAAACAAAAAGGCTGATTTTGATTATTACAACGGGGTTATTATTGCTACAAACGGGAATCGGGACGGATTGCCTAGAAATGAGAATATCAAAGACTTGGAGGTTTACGGGACGTGTTATTTAATAGGCAACGACAAGAAAAGCGCAGATTTTGCAAGTCTCAAATATGAGGACATAAACAAATTTATAAATAAACTTTTTACACATTGACTTTTTGACCCAAAAAAGAATAATATATATATTGTGGATAGTTATACAAGATACCACAACACATAGTATTTATGGACAATCATTAATTTGGTTGTCCTATTTTTATACCCGAAATGAAGTGTGACATATGGTAAAAAAATATCAAAATTATAGGCCAATCTGGAATGAATATTTATTTGATGCGATATGCAGGGATGCTGACGCTTATTGGGCAGAATGGCGCAAGAAACGCAAGAAAAGAGGAAAACCTATATGTTAACTGAGCAAAAAGAAAAAGCAATAACACGCCTTTTAAAAGGTGATTATTTAGTTGATATATGTAAAGATATTAATCTTTCAAGACCCACATTAAATAGTTGGAGAAAAGACCCTGAATTTATAGCTGAACTTGAAGTTAGGCACAAAGAAATAATTAAATCCGGCAATGATTTTATAGTGGCAAGAACTAACGGATATCTCGAACAACTAAACGACCTTGCAATGAATAGTACTGATGCCCGTACAAAGGCCTCTGTATTGATGTATTTAGTAGACAGGTCATTGGGCAAGACAGCACAAAGATATGAAGTTGAGCCTGTAGAGATGGCAAAGGTACCATCCAGGGAAGAATTAGAAGATGAATTTAAAATGTATAAGAACAAAATAGTTATTGATAATGATAACAATAATCAATAAAGAAACGTAAAAACGTAAATAGTATTGATTATTATGTATATGTTATATGTATGACAATGTTTAAATAATTACTTCATATAATGCAAATGAATTAATATAAGGTTGATAGTATGGGATTTGTAGGCTAAGGCGGACACGCTTGCCTGTTCTTTTATTTGCACCAACACTATGTATAAATATGCATTATATATACCGATTATACATTTATTATGCATAATTATACATGTATATATACATTTAATTATTATAAGTATATATAATAGCATACCTAAGCCAATGTGTATTCGACGAAACAAACATTTTGTATAATAGACTTTAATAGTATAGTTAGGGGGTGACCTTCTTTTTAGAGATTGGTAGGATTGCCTGTATTCACCCCAACAATTATTTTTATAAAAAACGTAACTCTTTATACAATTACTGTAAATAGATATTACCCTCACAATTTTTTATAACTAATTTTCAAAACCTTTACTTTAACGTAACTGGTTCTACTACGTATAGATAGGCCAGATTGATTTAAACAACCCTTAAAGGCTTATATCATAAGGGTTTGTGGCACTTTTTAAAATGTCAATTTTGGATACAAACTTTAACTAAGTAAAGTGGTGATGTGCAATATGGAAGATAAATTAATAATAGATGGTGAGGGTACCATTGTTGGGGAGTTGCATCAAGGCGATAGGATTATAAGGCGGCACATCATTGAGGAACTACCAGAAGAAAACGACAGGATGCCTTTTTCAAATGGCGAATGGGGCAAGACGTATGATGTATCGTTTAGAAAACTCACTAAATTAAAATTGTCTCCAGTTGAATATAGAATGGTTTTATTATTTTTTACTCTTGTATCTTACAGCAGTGGACTTATAGCACATGGCAATTATAAACCGGTCACTTCCGAATGGATAGAAAACGAATTAGAAATAACACGAAACACAGTTTTTAAATCTATAAAAAAATTAATGGACTTTCGCATTATTTCACAAAGTTATTCCGGTAAAGAAAAGATATATTTTTTTAATCCTTACATTTATCAAAAGGGCAAGTACATAAACAAAACGCTTTTTGAAATGTTCAAAAAATCTGAATGGGCGAAAGAGAAATGAGATGAGGGAAAACATGACTAAAGATAAAATTCAAGGATTTTTGAAATTAAGTTGTGACAATCAAACCGAAGCAATAATTCTTTCGGGTGCAATTTGCGAAGATGCACAGCAAGCTGGGGTAGACCCGGAAAAACTTGTATTTACAAAACAGATTGTTGCAGAGAATATTGGCATTAGTGAAAAACGAGCAAAAGAATTAATTGACGACATGGAACAAAACGGATTAATTGAAAAACTCAAAGATGGTATATATCATCTCATTGCTTATTAAAGAAAGCTACAATATGCAAAAGCAGAAAGAAAAGAAAACTATATGAAAGCAAATTCGTATGTGGTGGCGGAATAAGCGCAGAGTAGGCATACCGTGTTAGCAAGACGCAAGAGGGAACGCAACTGCTAATCTGGGAGGTCAGCGGAGATATACCCGCTGTGGTATCGTATCCATATCGTGTTGAAAGCGCACGACAAACCCATGCAATGGTGGAAGTCCATTGCCCACATACTTATTTTATACATTTGGACTTCGTGGTTAACTCCACGTTTACATGGACAACTTTAATAAACATATCAAATGGCGGGTTTTAATTCTATGGAAACCCCTTGCCTTAGTAGGGATTGAGTAAAGATTGCCGCCTGTCGTCTGGCGACTAACAAATTGACGACTTGAAATAACAGGAATGCACAACATTGCGCATAAAATAAGCCGAATATGTACGACAAAGTCAGAATCTATTGTCGGTAAGTTTTATGTGGGGAGCAATTGACATTTTAACTTTGTCTGTCGATTGCATGTTAAGTACGGTGGGGATTTAACACAAATTAAATATCAAGTGGCCTGCTATTTAGGAGTAAATATGAACGAAGAGGACAAACAAAACCGTCAACTATTATATGCAGCGGTGTATCAAAAGTATATTTCCGCAGGTGCAAGTTTAAAAGAATCAGAAACAGCAACGGAACAATTAATATATAAACACATTGCAAACCTGTTTGGATTCCAAGGTCTCGCTTATCAGATTGGCGAAATATCCTTCCCCTTCTTCTGCAAATACTTTCTCCAGGACACTTTTATTCCCAAAGAAAATAATGCCGCCAGGGAATTAGCGCCGGTACATCTTGAAGTGTGGGACGAACTTGACAGGATGTTTCTCAAAGATGAGTTCGACAAAGAAGAATTTATACTCCCTCGGGGCTGTGCCAAAACAACAATAGTTGATTTTGCTTTATCGGTATGGCTACACTGCTATAAAAAGTCTACTTATACTTTAGTGTGTGGACGTACAGAGCAGGACAGTACTGAATTCCTTGCACAAACACGACAGGCATTTGAAGAGAACAAATATATCCTTGATGCTTTTGGAAAGTTGGTAAACACAAGTAAATTCACAGTCAACAAATTAGAACTTGAACTATCCAACAAAACAAAAATACAAGCTATATCCTCCACGTCCTCCATGCGTGGTAAAAAGTATGACGGCAACCGTCCGAGTGTAATCATTGCTGATGATTATCAAGGGCGAATAGATATCATCACACAGGAGGCAAGGGATAAGAAGTATAACACATGGATGGAAGATTCGGGGTACGCAGGGGATAAAGCAGTCTATCGTAAAAAGAAAAAAATCAAGCAGGCTACAAAGTTTATTGTTTGCGGCACAATCTTACATAGAGATTGCTTCATGTCCCGACTTTTAACCAACAAGGACTATAAACACATTTTAAAAAGAGCAGTTGAATTTGATGTAGACGAATATTTTCACACTGGTTTATGGGAAGAATTTCACCTTATTTATTTTAACGATAAATTACAAGACAGCGTTTCAACTGCTAAGGAGTTTTATTATCAGTACGAAGCAGATATGCAGTATAAAACAATTTGGGAAGATAAATTTGATTGTTTAGATTTGGCGATTGACTATTACACTAATTCGCAAGCGTTTAAACAGGAAATGATGAACGATGCTTCAAAGATTGGCGATAAGTGGTTTAAGTCGAATTTGTCAAAGCCGAAAGAAGAAATTGAAAACCATATTTTTGTAAAAACTATGGTTTGTGTTGACCCTGCGAGTACATCAACCAAGAGCAGTGATAGTTTCGCTTTCCTTGTCGGTTCACTTGCTGACAACGATTTTAAATATGTTCGCAAGGCTGAACTCTTAAAGATGGATGCTCGAACAGAGTTTGACAAATACATTGAGCATATTATAAAACTTTTAAAGGATTATTCAGATGTTACTTGCATCTATATAGAAAAGAATACTTTTAACGGCTCTGACGCTAACCGTTTAGAACAGTTTATTGAAGCGGATCCGATGTTGAGAGGTAGAGGACTAACAATCATCAACGAACCCACAAGGACAAATAAAGATGATAAAATTGCAAGTTGTGTCGCAGATGTAAACAACGGCAGGATTATCTTTAACGCAGAGGACACAGATTTTATTCAGCAAGTTATGGACTTTGCAGGGCAGGATTTTTCGCAGCACGATGACGCACCGGATATTGTTTCCGAGTTTGCAAATAGAATTAATGACATTGTTGTTATTGGCAGAATAACATTCATAGATAAGAAATTACTCTTTAGGAGGTAAAAAATGTTTGATGTAGATGCAAATAGAGAAATATTAACAAAAGTTAAAAGTAACTTCGAGCGGCAATACCACGTCTCAATGAAGATGTATTTATATTACATGGGCATTACTGATACTGGGCACGACCTTAGCGTTTCTTCTAATGGCAGTTATGACGACATTTTTATAGACGAGTTTAATCTCGATGCAGAGGGTGCCGGTAATTACAACTATGTTAACGACAGATATGATCACCGCATCAATACCAATTTCATCAAGAAGTTTGTCAAAGAGGAAGTTTCATATTCTGTTGGCAATGACCTCACCTATACAAGCCACAAAGGTGACGACAAAATAATTGACTTGCTCAGAATTTCAACCGCTCACTGGAAAGCGGATCACGACGCAACACTGGCAAAAAATATGCTGATTTATTCGGCGGCATACGAACTTTATTACATCGACAAAGACGCTCAATTCTGCGCGCGGGTTATTTCGCCCCGACATGGGATTGCTTATGTTGACCCGTTCGACAATGTTATATTTTTTATGCATATTTTTAGAAAAGCATACGAGGCCACAAAACAATATATCGATATTTACACCGATTCTGAAATAATTCATTGCGATGATGTGTTTACAGAAATAAGCCGGACAAGTCACCCCTTCGGATATGTTCCCGTCGGCGTTGCGAATTTAAGCGAAGAGGGATGGCTTGATAGCCTTTATAAAGATCTCAAGACCCTGCAAGATGCCTATGAGACAAATTTAAGCGATATTTCAAGCGAGATAACCGAGTTCAGGAACGCTTATCTTGTTCTCAATAACCTTGACTTGCAAGACAGTGACCTTGCCACGATGAAAAAACAAGGCATTATGAAAACAAAAGGTAAAGACGGTTCCGCTGCCTGGCTTATCAAAACAATTAACGACACTTTCATTCAAAATACTTTAACAACCCTTGAGGACAAGATGTTTCAGATCTCCTGCCATATAAACAGCAATGAGAAAATGAGTTCAAACACTTCCAGCCTTGCATTAAGGGCCCGGCTCATATCCCTTGAAGAAAAATGCAAACTCAATCAAAAAGCCCTTGCAAACTGTGTAAAAACAAGGTTGCAAATGCTCTTAATTTACATGAACGGCTTAAAAAACACGTCTTACGATTACAGGGATATAAAAGTCAAATTCACTCCAAATATCCCGAGCGATGATCTGACGAACAGTACTGTCGTTACTGCATTGGGTGATAAATTAAGCACTGAAACTGCCCTGTCGCTGTTCAGTTTTGTTGACAACCCTTCAAATGAAGTCAAAAAGGCGAAGGAAGAGGCGAAGGCCAATAATATTGGGGCTGCACTCTTGGCGCCGCCTGTGATGCCAGTACCGCCGGTGGGCACTATGATGGGGGTGGGGAAGTAATGGACGAGTTTACAACGACAACCATCGACTTATTTTGCCAGATGGTTCAAAGAGGGAAACCTTGTGCATGTCGACCAATCCAAGATAGGTATGTTGAGGAATTAGTTGGCAGAGTGGATACGTTTAGTCTAAAAACATACATTGAAGAACTCGCTCCTGGGTGGAAAACCTTATGGATGTATAAAGATGAATATATGCTTGAGATAATTAAATCATTACCTGATGAGCCTAAAACAAAATTTGAGCATTGGATTTTAGGCAAGGCATTTGGCTATTCCGATGAAGCGATTAAAATATTTTTAGAGAATATTGGTGGTGAATGATGAATAAAGAATACAGAAAAAAAATAGAGAATATAAAAGTTGATGGTGAAAATTACGCAAATGAAGAAATGAAACCCGTCTATAAAGACCAAAAAGAGACTTTAGACAAAATTCACACCGCTATAGGTGTTTTGTTTATAGCGTATGCCATTGACGGGTTGCTTAAATTAAGCACCATACAGAAAACAAAAGTAAAATCCGACTTTGATAAAGTTTTAAAGGATATGGGTTTGAATTTAGGCAAAAAAGAAGTTGACACCGTCAAAAATATTCTTTCAAATGTGTATAAAGATACATTTTATAAGAATATTTATACATTAGAAAGTGGAATGGCGGTAAATTTAAAGTTTAATATCCTTAAAAAAGAGTTTGTCAATGCTGCGGTAAATGCAAAGTACAAAGGTGAATTATTTAGTGACCGTATATGGTTGAATAAATCCGATATGATTGACGCTCTTCAAAAAAATATCACCAGTGCAATGAAAGGTGATATAACCATTGACAAGATAGGCAGACAGATAAGAGATACTTTTAATGTGACCGCCTATGAATCACAGCGGCTTGTAAATACTGAAACGGCACGGGTACAGACACAAGCAAGCGAGGATATGGCAAGGGCGACAGGCGTTGAACAGGTGATGTGGAGTGCAACATTGGATATGTTGACCGCTCCCGAAGATGCAGACCTTGACGGCAAGGTGTGGGGCATAGATGAAGACCACCCAGAGCCGCCACTTCATCCAAATTGCCGTTGTGCCCTGATAAACGTACCTTATGAGGGATGGCAACCGACACAACGTAAAGATAACGAAACAAAAGAGGTTATTGACTATGAGAATTATGCAGATTGGGCAAAAAATAAAGGGATTGGAGGTGACAGCAATGAGTAAATTAACATGGTATCTAAAGCAGATTTTCCCACTTAAATATGATACCAAATATAGTGAAAATGGCAAAAGTTATGTGACAATCTGGAAAATGTGGTTAGGCAGATGCTTTTCTATCAAGAAATACGAATTGAGATAAAAAAATCTCACGATTAATCGCTCCAAATGGGGCGATTTTTTATACCCAAAAATTAATTATGCACTTCGCGGATTAATTTACGCGCAGGGCAAAAAGGAGCTTATCAAAATGGATATCGCAGAAGTACAAACCTATTTAGACACAAATAAGGATTTACCCGAAGTTAAAAGCTATATTGGGGGGCTTGTTTCACCCGATAGAGTGACCGCTTATTTAGACAGCGAGGACGGCAAAAAACTTTTACAGCCGAGGCTTGACACATACCAGAGCAAAGGTTTAAAAACATGGCAGGACAACAACCTCACAAAAATGGTTGACGAGGAAGTCAAAAAAAGATTTCCGGATGCCGACCCAAAAGATGTGGCAATGGCTCAATTAAAGGCAGAATTTGAGAACATGAAAAATTCTACTTTAAAAGAAAAATTAACTAATAAAACTTTAAAGCAGTTTCAGGAATTGAAATTGCCGAATGAATTGGTTGATTTTATTGTCAGCGATGAAGAATCGACAAAAAAGAACATAGAAATGTTAAAAAATTTGTTTGCAACGCATGATGAAGCCATTAAAACAGAATTTGCAAAAGCACATAGTTACACACCACCTAATGGTGACAAATCCGCACTTGCCGGTGATGAAAAAGCAAGAGCAGAAATAGCAAAATACATGAAATAAATAAAAAACGAAAGAGGTAATATATCATGGCAATAAATACATTGGCATACGCAACCCTATTTATGCAGGAACTTGACAAGCAAGTCGTGGCAGCTTCTACATCCGGTTGGATGGAAGGCAACGCAGGACTTGTAATTTACAACGGTGGTAATACCGTTAAAATCCCTAAAATCTCTATGGACGGACTTGGCGCTTATGATCGTTCAGCAGGATTTGTACAGGGTGCTGCAACTCTTGCCTATGAAACTAAAACAATGGGACAGGACAGAGGTAGAACCTTTATGCTTGATAGCATGGATGTAAATGAAACTAATTTTGTGGCAAATGCTTCTAACCTCATGGGTGAATTCCAGAGAACAATGGTTATTCCTGAAATAGATGCTTACCGTTACAGTACGATTGCTTCCCTTGCTATTGCAGGCAGCAGAGCAAGCGGTGGTTACACTCCTATTGTTGCTGACATTTACAGCAAACTTAAAGCTGATATTGCGGCAATACAGGATGCTATCGGGGCTGTTCCTCTCATTGTCACAATTCCAACATCAGTATTAGCTGTTCTTGAAAGCTCCACTGAAATGCAGCGTCAATTACAAGTTGGTGCATTTAACGGTCAACTACAATCTGGCGTTATAT